CGAGCCTGCTCTATCTCTATCTGTCGAGCCGCCGCATTCTTACGACGTTCAGACTCCCGCTGCGCACGAAGCCGCTGCTGTTGCTGTGCCTGCTGAGCTTCCTGTGCGCGTATCTGATTCGTCTGCTGCTGCTGCCGACGCTTAGCCTCCGCGTTTGCATCCACTCTCTGCTGATGAGCAGCGGCCGACTTCGCACGCTGCTTTTCCTGCATCGCCTTAATCCTCTGCCGCTCTGCCTGCTGTTCTGCGTAAGATGCCATTAGCTTGTCACCGCATTCCCGGTCTGTCGACCAGCACTAGGAGGAGCTTCGTTGAACTGCTCCGGTAGAGCAGCCCCAATCCGTTCATCTCTATTCCGTCCCGCTTGCACCGCCTCCAGCGCAGCCTCGTCTTGCACAATCGGCTTACCTTCCTCGTCGAACTGAATCGCTCCCTCGCCTTCCAACGCTCCAGCAGCAGCCCGCAACATCGGCAAAATCTCTTCCACCATATGCTCATCGAACCCACGCGCGAGCAAGCGCCTAGCCAGCTCCGGCAAGTTCGGCGGAACCTGCCAGAACTCCACGAACACTGGCGTTAGGCCAGCAAACAAGTTGAGCAGATCCATCCACTGAGAGCGCTCCACGCTCTTCGCCGTGGCATGACTAGCAATATCCATTGTAGTCATATACTCGCCCTTGGCCATCTCTTCATCAATCTCCAAGAACGTGCTAGCATTCCTGTCTAACAGGAACAGCCTCTCCGGCCGGTACTGTGCATCTAACTGCCACATTTTCCTTGCTTTACGAACCTGGAACTCCGATAGCAAGTTCGATTTACGACCCTCACGACTCGTGTTACGTTTCTCGATAATATCCGCTTCAGTGGCTGTGTCCGAGGACTCCATCCTCTGTGGCTGTGGCGTCCCAAGGGACCTGTCGAACATGTTCTGCAGGACATTTAGGAGTTCTCCCTTTTCGGGGGGAATCTGATGAAACGGCAGCGGCACCACCGCCTGACCCTTCGCATCCATCAGACCCGGCACGGCAATAACGCTTCCGTCTGGCGCGTCCATAATCTGCTGCATTTTCTCTGTCGTGATTCCGCTGGCAGGATCCACTAGCCATACGTTCTTCTGCTTCCTGATAATGCTCAAGTTCATGTCCAGAACTTCGTTCACGAGGCTCTGAACAGTATCTCCCCCACCTAGGAGCACTGTAGGCTTATGAAACCATCTCCTCAATCCAGGCGTGAAGCTAAGCGTCTCCGCAGGATAATCATCAAGGAAGTGATAAGGCCACTCCTCATCATAGCGGAGAAACTTCTCATGTCCCTCCGCGATCGTGAGCACAATGTCACGGAACTTCCCTCGTCCAACTGGAAAGTTCTTGGCCCAGACTTCCCATCCCCTGACCATATCAAAGCCATCGTAGTCCTGGCCATCTTCCTTCTCCGGCGCATCCTTCCATCGACTCGGCTTCAGCGATGACGTATTATCGTAGTTCGTGTCGCCTTGCACTTCCTCGACCGGCAACTCCCAGCCGAATGCCATCCAACGGGCATCAGGCGGCCCTTCCATGCTCAGCAGGTCCGTCAAGAACATGTCCGAAGGCCAATGAACTGCGAACGGGCTCTCATTCTGCACGTTCACGTTCGCGGAAGGATTTTTCCTATCCATGAACTTTTTATGCAGCGCAATATGATCCTTCACCACAAACGTCACAAGCTCGATTGCGTGATCAGGCATACCCAGGAGCCCACCCTGCAGCATATGCATATGCACTTGGATATGATGATGGTGATCTTGCGACTCAGAGACCCTCGTTGCCTGACCGATTTGGAGGAACAAGTTCTCCTCATTCGGATCCTCGAAATCCAACTCCGAGCTGATGTCCGGCTGGAGAAGCTCTTGCAGCATCTTCTCTCTGTCCGCTGTATAACCAATCTTTGCCACACCATACGGGAACAGGAAGGCACTAAGCGCCACTCGCTCGTCGACTCGCAGCTGATTCGTCTCTCGATACCTGTAGTTCATGATCTTCGACTGCCCCTGAGCGCGGGACAGACTGTTCGGATCACTGGGATCGATCGGCGCGGCCGCACGCTCGTCCTCTGGAAACGACTGGAACACAGGATTCGCATCCAGCATGTTGCTCAGGCTCTGGTCTATATAACCATAGACGATATTCGACTTTGTCCTGCGAATATGCTCTTCCTGGTCCGTGTCACTCCCCTGGCTAGCCTCGCGAGCTGTCGTCTCTTCATTGTAAAACTGATCAACCAGGACTTCACTTGCCTGGAAGAGCGGCTTCAGCTTCCTAATCGTGTAGTCGACGCGAGTCGCCCAGAACTTAACTCGATCAATCTCTTTGGATGGATAGGCCATTATATGCCTTATTTAATAACTCGAGGGTACTCATGAAAATCAAAAGGGGTGTCTGGAATCTCTGATATAACCTTCCCACTGTCATCCTTGAACAGCTTACCTCTAGCGGCGGCCTTATTAGCCTCTGCCGTATTCGACACTATATCACTAGCCTGTGTCTCCCTAGCGAACCTATAACCCTCCTGGAACTTATCAGACCAATCCTTCGCTACATGACTAACATGCTCCTTAGCCATCTCACCTGTAGCATTATAACCGAACTTCTTCGCAGCGAACGCATCTCCAATGATCTTTACATCTCGATCAGGAATGCTTGCCAGGGTCTTCTTACTCAATGCCAGTTCTGCACGAACATCCCTAGCAACAAAGTCCCCAATGATCTGCGGATTGTTAAGCCTGAACTGATCAAACCGATGTAGAGTTTTATTCAGCAACACCTGCCCAGCTTTCGACAGCCCCATCAGACGTTGCGGAGCGAACTGCATCTTCCTCGCATCAGGCATCTCAGCCCGCACATCACTATCCCCTACCCCAAAGAAATGCCCTCTCTTCAAAGCCTCCCTATCCGCCTGCGGCAACTGATCAGGACGCATCAGTCGAGCCTCTGTAGTTCGAGGCTTCTTCCTACGCCCTACCGACGTACGACCAAGCGATGCACGAGTGGCGTCTGCCACCGCTACCTGCGCAGGCATTATTGCACTACCTTCAATGTAGGATTCATGCTCAGATTCTCTCGGAACCACACGTCACTTTCAAGCATAGGATTATCCTTAAGCACCTTCTGCAGATTCTCTCTAACATACTTTAAGTCTAATGCAGTAGCGGGCTCAATTCCAATACTCAAGGCTTGCTTACGAGATGTTTGCATAATCTCATCTGACGTAACGTAGCCCTTTGTCCAATAAGCTTTCCATGCCTTCCGAGCTTCTTCCACCTTATTCTCATTTATCAACTGCTGAATACGATTAGTCTCATCAGCCCCAGCCTTTATCTCTGCCTGCATTTGCTGATGACTCTTACTTATTTTTACCTTAGCTCCAGGAGCAAACTTACCTACTATCTTACCTCCTCGAATTACCTTTGGGATGAATCCTTTAGGCCCGCCAGGCATCTCCGCTCGAACTTGTTTATCTCCTACACTAAACAGCGCATCCGTATGAAGCCCATGCCTGTCCACATCTGGCAACTGACTCGGCCTCATTAGCTTAGCTTCCATTCTCTGCGCTGGACCCACCGGACCAATAGATGCCCTTGTAGCGTCCGCCACCGCTACCTGCTGTGATTTTTTCACATCAGTCAAGACACATCTCCGGCCAGTCTATTGTCGGCTCAGCAGGCAACATAATCGTCTCGTTCCTGCGAGCATTTCCCGCGCCAATAGCGCGACGACGACCCATCGCCTGGTCGAATGTATAGACAGCAGGCTTGATAATGGGGATGCCTAGTGGCGTTATTACCTCAGCGGCCATGCCGCGCAGGCTCTGCAGCTTCATCCCAACGATGGCCAGGCCGTCCACTTGATCGTCGTAACGGCCGCGAGGGAACCGCGAGATCTCATGCTTGAGCGCCCCAAGCCACGGAGCGTTCGCAGGGACATGAATGTAACCCATCTGCATCGCTCCAGCAATACTGCCCGCACGCTCAGGAGCATCCTTCCCTCCCATCCCAGATATGCTTACATCGTCAAGGATCGTAAAGACCATCTCGTCCATCATGCGCTTCCGCAGAACTGGGCCAATCGCTTTCTGCAGTGCAACTCGCTCACAGAACCACCTTATCGGACGCTGCCCTGTTTCTTCCGCTTGCATCAGCTCAATGCAGTTCTCCACACCTTCTAGAATATCTGTCTGTTTCCGACTCAAGTGCGTGATCCAGATATGCCCCTTCGGATCTACTCCGAACACGATGTGCACGGTGAAGTCCCCACTGCCCTTCGTCAATGCCCAGTCACTCACCCCGTACCAGACGAGGCGCGAGGGCAACTCATCAACGCCGTACTCCAACAGCCAATCAGGGCGGAACATCTCACCCTCGTCGCTAACTGGCTTCTGTTGGTGAAGGGCTTGGAAGAGGACTGGATGGCGGGCTCTTATCGCATAAAGCTCTTCCAAAGGTCGTCGGTTAGGTCCCTCTGGAAGAAGTGCTGTCTCCACTGCGCGATTCAGCGGATCACCCTCTTCTGCGATGGAAGGAATGGCAAGGACCTCCCAGTCCTCTTCTCCTGCTTCGTTCAGCTTCTCCACCCTGCCGCCCAGATCATCATCGTGCCACCGTTGCATGATCAGGATAACTGAACCACTGCCTTCGCGATACGATCGTAGTCTGTTGAGGAGAACGGCGGAGTACCAATTCCACACGCTTTCACGATGTGCAAGGCTTGCTGCCTCGTCATAGTTCTTGAACGGGTCGTCGATGATAGCAATGTGCGCGTGAAATCCAATAATTCCACCAGCGACTCCGGAGGCCTTGTAGCTTCCTCCGAGAGTAGTCTTCCAAGCATCTGCTGCTGCAGCTTTGGCAGAGATTTCAGTTTCTGGGAAGAGCAGTCCATAACGAGGATCCTGGATTATGTCGCGTGCAATGCCGCCGAACTCAGCAGCCTTGTCCTTGTTGTAGCTGCCCTCGATTAGCTCGTACGTTGGATTCCTGCCCATGACCCACGCGGGAAAGAGCTCCGAACAAAGACGAGATTTGCCCACGGCAGGTGGGATGAAGACAGCAAGTCTGCGAAGCCGCCCAGCTTCCACATCCTCAAGCTTCTCTGCAATCAAGCTATGAACTGGGAACGACTCGTACGTCGGGTCTATGTAACGAGCGAAGTCTATCAGGCCGCTCTGGGCCTTCTTCCGCGCTATGAGGGCCTGCGCGACTTCCTTCGGAGAGGCAGTCCCGGCAGCGGGCTCTTGCGAAGCGAGCCCTCGGAGTTCGGCGCCGGTAATCACTTGCCGTCCTTCCGCAGGCGACGGTCTTCGGCAGCAAAGCGCCAGGCATCCATATAAACGCCTGTGTCCACTCCAGCAACTTGTTCAGGGAACTCAAAGTGATGCAGCTTCATTCCATCATCTTTGAAGGAAGGATGCACGAGCGTGAACACTACAGCATCCTGACGTTCTATCGTCGACATATCACAGACGAACGAGTCCGACGGCACAAAGGGGATCTCGTCTTTCCAAGACCCTCTCTGCCCTGCCATCGTATTGTTGACGTACTGAGCGATGATCTTCGCCAGCTGCTGCTTCGAGAACGTTATCCGTCTTGTCCCCATTAGCCTGCAGCCTCCGCTTCGATTGCTTCTCCCAGCACCAGACGCTCTTCGTCCGTCAGCTCAGAGAACTCTGCCTCCACGGCATCGGGATGCGTGGAAGCGAGCTTGTTCAGCAGGCCCACGAGCGAACCAGTCGTCGCTTGATCCAAGCTATGCACGACAGTCTTATCAATCTCTTTCCGCTCCGTGTAACCTCGCTGCTTCCCGAGGGTCTGCAGAACCTTCCAACTATACCCTAGATCCCCCTGCTCAACGGCCGAGAAGATATTATCCTCTGCCGTGTCCACCATGTTCTCGCGAGCCTCGTTCCACACTTCGAGCAAGACGGGCGAACGAATCACATGGTAGCGAACTGCTTGCGGCGAGGACATTCCCAGCTGCTTAGCGACCTTAGCGAGCTTACCATTATGTTGTATGAGAGCGTCGGCTATCTGTGCGGTTAGCTCCTCACCTTGTGCATCTACAGCCGCTTGGACAGCGGGATCTTTCTTAGCACGGTGATGAATGAGAGGAGCGCTGCAACCGGCCAAAGCCGCAGCCTGTTCTACCGTAGAAGCTTCACCCAAAGCGCCTACTAGAACACTAGAGGAAAACTCCTCTCGACGCCCTTGTCTACCTCTCATCTTGACTTCCCATATGTGCAGTCCTCGAACAGCTGCTCCGTCCCGAAGTGCAGTTGGCAGACAGCAAGCCCTGTCATATCTACCATGCGGCAGCCATCGCCGTTCACGATGAGCTTGTCGTCAGAGAAGCCCTTTCGCTCAATCCAGGCTTTCAACTCTCCGACAGTCCAACGGCGCTGAATGGGGGGTAGGGACCGACTCGCAGATTCCTCTGCGGCTGGCGGACAGTTGTCACTGCGAGCCATTAGGACCCGCCCCCCTTTGCTCTTGTGAAAGCTTGCTGTTCCCGATAGCCATTACCTGCGCCGGCTGAAGCCCATGCCGCCCAGCAATCTCAGCGTAGAACTCCCCATCTTTGATCTCTTGCTCCACAGCCTGGCGCGTGGCCCAGAGCTGCTGAACTGGCAGCACAGCGTACTCGGAATCCATACCCCAAATATACAGCCCGGCGGCCCAGTTGTCAAGCTCCTGGCGCTAGCCAGCGCGCTAAATCCGATAATATCCCGGCTATCCACTTGCGCCACACGAACACACAACGGCGCAGCCACCGCTCCCCTCATGTGAATAATGCACATAAGATAATGGACATAAGGAATTTTTATTCTGAAATCTTCTGACGTCGAGATCTATATCCCGCGCGTGCGCGGGGGGTTCCCCGCACTTTTGGGGACTATTCGGTCCCACGCGATACAACTAGATACATCGCTAGATCACGCAGTACATACTAGCGCCCCACAACTAGTACGTGGTATCACATGGCATCTAGCCATCACGCCACAGTACTACATTGTACAAAGAGATACAACGCATCCCATCGCCTTATATAATGAACGCATAAACAACTATACGCGAAACCCCATCCTAGCAAATACCATGCCAAAACTATTTTATCTAGGGTGCTGGCATGATTATTGCGTACGTGCAATTTATGCACTATATACCGAGTACTGATCCCGATCGGGGCCCCTAGAACGCAATTATTGCACTAGGTGAAGGGAGCAATATCTATACCAACGTTACAAATCAGCGCAATAATTGCACCACAGTACTATATGATACCACTAAAAATATGTATTTTACACGAGTACGGGCATGGTGGCACAGTACTTGCATGGTTGTTGCCAACATACGGTCCCAAATCGGGACCTAGTAACCATATACCGGGGAAATGCCATACGACACATTTAACCAGTACCGCACACAGTACCGCCTAGATACGGGCACAAAATCGGCGCTAGCTAGGCCGTGTGTGAACTAGGACCATAGTGGGTGCGTTGGCCGGGGCGAGTATGTACCCCCCGGTAGGTCCCCAAAATTGCCGGGAACTATTAACGACTAGTTATCTAGCGTCGGCAATATCTAACCCCTAGCACGAGCCTGCTAGTACCGCGCGCCGTGCATCGCCTTGTGGGTGCACATAGCGGGGTGGCCTTGTGCGGGACTAGCGTGATCTATCACGCCACGACTCTCGACGACATGCGACGGGTTAGGATTCATACGCACTAGGTGGGGGGAGGTTGCTAGTAGTTCGTTTCGACTGATGTGCGAATACTCACACACACACTAAGCGAGGTACTAGATGGACCTTTCCACAAGTATACGCCAGGGTTATACGCTGGAAACGAACGCTGGCATCGGGAACAACGATGGGATCACGATGTCCGTAACTGTACGTGGACTGACTGATGGACAACTGAAAACCAAGTTGCAAGCCGAGGGCAATCGGAACGTGCAAGAACACTGTCGGTACTTGTCCGGCCAGTCGTACCAGAACGCGTTAAAGAATAACGCCAAGAATCCCGGACGCTTGCGCCCATCGGATGCCGAGAAAGCTATGTGGCAGAAGTGGTGCGACGATGGTGCTGGGTCAATCGACCTAGCTCAAATCACGCGCCAAAGCTCTGGGGCTGGCGAATCGATGGAAATGGAACTGACGCGTCGGTTAGCTGGCGGTGAGTCCGTCGAGGACATCATTGCCGACATCACTAGGCGTGCACAAGAACAAGCCGAGGCGCTGCGCAGCGACGCTAGTGACACGGTACAGACCGGGGAATCCACGGTCGAAACGTCCGACGAGGACGTTGCAGTAGCGGCGTAGGAATCGCTAGCAACCTCCCATGACAACGATTCAACTAGTTGTAAAACGCAGTACAGGCCGAGGGGCCGTACTTGCGTATGTGGACCTTCCAGACAGAATTGCTAAGAAGGTCATCAAGTCGTTAACGCGACTGATCGACGTTCTTTACAATGCTGGTCCCTGGGAGGAAGATGAGTAGCATGCGCTAGCAACCTCCCTCCACATGGCGTAGTGGTGTGCACTCACACATGACGTCGCCTAATCCGGGGCTAGCGCAATAGACAGTGTATCTATGCTGGTGAGCGCTAGTTGGTGCTTTAGGCGGCGTAGCACTAGCTAGCACGGTTTCCTGCACGCACAGTCCTGGCGCACGGGGACGTTAAACTACGTGGCGTAGTGCTAGGGGACGTAAGCCGGAGAGAGATGCGTAGGATTGTCGCAGTTGGTCATACCTACGCGGACACTGGACGGGCCGTGCTACACACGGGGTGAGTTCAACGTATAAGCAATACCGTGGGAACGGTTTATGCGTAGGGACTCTTTACGTAGATGACTGCCCATATAGCCTGAACAGGGGCACTACGACCCGTGTACTACCACATGATACCATGTTGTGTGGCTGCTCCCTACTCCCTACTCTAGACCCCCCTCCCCATTGGACGGGGTGGGTGGTGCAGGGGTTGTTCTTTAAAAAAAAAATAAAAAAGAACACTAACATCCCACCTGAACCTGGACTGGGCGGGGGTGGGGAGGGCCCCCATGAGTAGGGAGTAGAGAGTAGGAACCGATTGTATGTAACTCGACACACTCATGTGCAAATATCACACAAGAAGCGAGAGAACTCCATGCGAAAGATCACCGTAACACACCTACGCAGCCGCCGGCCTCCGGCCACTGCCACATTCGACAGGGCTGCCGATGCCTGGGACTTCGTGGACCGCGTACTAGTCCGCGAGTGCTTGTCCCCTCGGTGCGTCGTGCAGTTGCAGGAAGGCCACCAACTAGTCATCAACGCTATCGGGCGCAGGTTGCTGCCCCGGAAGCGCGCGGGGCTGGCCTAGACGCCGCTGCACACTAGTGCGGCCACGCTATCGACACGAGTGGTCGCACCCTCGACGTGAGGGCTGTGGGGGAGTAGCTGGGAGTTTCCAATGAACTCACGGATAGCCTAGCGTAGTACGCTCCCCCACATGCCTACGATGTTTAGATGGTGATAAACTATCTTGACAACTGCCGTCCAATACATTATATTTGTGTCATGTTTCGTGCAGTGCACGCTTTACCTAGGAGAAACTAGCACATGGAACTCCGCGTTGAACAGCCCAGCGTTGGGCGTGTTGATGTCTTTCGGGGTGCTACGGTCATAGCGTCATTCGATCTCCCCCAACAGTTGGACGATGAACTCGTCAACTTGTTCGTGGATGTAGATATAGTACTCGTGCATGACAAGAACACGCACGAAGAGTTGAACCCCTAGCCACTCGACTAGGGTCATACACTCGTCACGCTAGGAAATAGCATATGGAACTCCGCGTTGAACATCCCAGCATCGTCGTTGAGGAACTGCCGCAATGATCGTGGCGGACCTCATTGCCGCGCTAGCGGATCTAGCGCCGGACATGCCAGTTGTGATCAGTACGTATACTGGTCCTCACAGGGACGGTCCTGCTGACTGCGTGCAGTACGACGTAGCGGAAGTATACGTGGATGACGAAGAATCGGAAGTACAGGTTTGCGCTGTTTACGAACCTGCCGCCGCACACGAACCTAAACTAGGAAGGAACTAGGCGGATGCCTGGAACACCACTGCCCACAAGT